CCGCGGCGCGCCGTATTCATGGATAAAACCGACCTCGCTGCTGGAGGTGGCCTTCTGGTCGCCGCCGACGGTGTAGGTCCGACCGTGCTTGGAGTTCTTGTACGCCTTGGTTCTGAGCCTGCGGTTATATTGGCCGTGCTTGCCGGTGGGATAGATCAGGACATAGCGGTTCGGGCCACCGGCGGACGCTGCGTGGAGTTTTTTATGGAGCTTGATGCTGTCCACCAGATGCGGGCCGCTGCTCTCGTTGTCATAC